AAAGTTCCTGCTCTCCATTAAGAACAGACTCACCCATCCTCGTTATCAGGACTTACACCTCGCCTTTGGACCTCCAGGCGGATTTGAAAAGAACTCTGATTCGTGGAAGCAGGACTTAATTTACCTATCATCCGAGTCTCGTGACTCTGGTGAAAAAGACCCAACGGTTCAGGCTATTGGTATTCGTGGACATATCTACGGTGCCCGTGCCGACCTAATCATCATGGATGACTGTGTTGACCATACCAACGCCCATGAATATGAAAAACAGATTGACTGGATTCAATCAGAAGTTATGTCTCGTATTGATTACGATGGCGGTAAGTTACTGGTAGTAGGCACAAGATTACGCCCTAAGGATTTATATTCCGAACTCCGTGACCCCATGCGTTATCCAGACGAAACTTCTCCTTGGACTTATTTCGCTCAACCTGCGGTATTGGAGTTTGCCGATGAACCGAAGGATTGGGTTACCCTTTGGGCTAAAACCAATATGCCCCCAGTGTCTGGCAATGGTATACCAGATGCTAATGGTCTCTACGACAAGTGGACAGGTGAGGCGCTCACTAAGAAGCGCAGTCGCATGTCGCCCAATCTCTGGGCTATGGTTTATCAGCAACAGCAGGTTCACGAAGATAGTGCTTTCCCACAAGAAGCAGTCAAGGGTGTTATTAACGGCGCTCGTAACATTGGTGTCATCCCCAAGAACAAGGCAGGTAACCGACATAACGGTATGGATGGTCTCGTTGTGGTTGCTGGGCTTGACCCCGCCATGGCTGGGTATACCGCTGCTGTGTGTATTGGCATTGATGTTTCTACCCAAAAGAGGTATGTGCTTGATGTGTCAAACCAACAGGGTATGAAACCTGATGACATTAGAACTTTAATTAAAGACTGGACAGACAAGTATTCAATTTCTGAGTGGCGTGTTGAAAAAAATGCATTTCAAGCGATGTTAACTCAGGACCGTGAGGTGCGGGAATACCTACAAACAAGGGGTGCCACACTCAAAGAACATCATACTGGAAACAACAAATGGGATACAGACTTTGGTGTGGCATCTCTTACTACTTTGTTTCATGGTTATGAAGAAGGTTTAAACCTTATTGAGTTCCCATCTACACACCAATCCGAAGGTTTAAAGGCTTTAATAGAACAACTGGTTACTTGGTATCCAGAGGCTCCACGAAGTCAAAAGACCGACTGTGTTATGGCGTTCTGGTTTGCAGAACTAGCGGTGAGAGACAGAGTTGCTAACGCAAGCATGTTTGCTCGCACACATAATTCATTTAATATGTTCCAAACAAAACATGACAGAAACCAACAAATGACAGTTAACTTAAATGACTACGCATATACACAATGATAGGAGGTGAACATGGCACTATCAGTTGAAGAAGTAAAGAACTATTATGACCGTTATCGCCGTATGTATGACGACCGTGACCAACGCATGAATCAAGTTCTTATGGTTCGTCAAGGTAAGATGCGAGATGTTTACCCAGACCTTTTCCCAGATGGTCCTTTTGAAAATCCTATTGTTGCCAACATGGTTGATATTGCAGCCCGTGATTTATCAGAGGTTATTGCACCACTACCATCGTTTTCATGCACATCTACATCAATGGCATCAGAGACAGCACGCAAGAAAGCAGATAAGCGTGGAGAAATTGTTAACGGTATTGTTAACTTCTCTGACCTACAATCACAGATGTTTAATGCTGCAGACCGCTATGTAACCTACGGATTCGTTCCAGCACAGGTTGAAATTGACATAGATGAGAACATGCCACGCATTAAGTTCTTCGATTCTTTAGGTTCTTACCCAGTTATTGACCGCTATGGTCGTGTAACTATGTTCTTCCAACGCATGAACAAGCCAACAGAAGAACTAATGGCTAAGTATCCAGAAGTAGCACATCTTATTTACGATAAGAACAACACTTCTACTATGTCTGAGATTGTTCGTTTCCACGATAAAGACCAAGATTTAATTTTTATGCCTAATAAAAACAATCTTGTTTTAGATAGAGCACCCAATGTAATGGGTGAGTGCATGATTCGTGTTGTCATGCGACCATCAATTGATGACCAATCTCGTGGACAATTTGATGATGTTCTTGCTATTCAAGTTGCTAAAGCACGCTATGCGTTGCTTTCACTTGAAGCAGCAACCAAATCAGTGCAAGCGCCAATCGCTATGCCACTTGACAGTCAGGAGTTAGCCCTTGGACCAGATGCAATTATGCGTTCAAGCAAGCCTAATGAAATTCGCAGAGTCCCACTTGAACTACCTAATAATGTGTTCGCACAGTCACAGGTTCTTGAAAGCGAACTCCGCCTAGGCTCACGCTTTCCAGAAGCAAGAACTGGTAATTCAGATGCTTCTATTATTACAGGACAGGGTGTTAAAGCACTCATGGGTGGTTTTGATACACAAATCAAGACTGCACATGCAATGTTTGCCCGCACCTTTACCGAATTGTTAGCACTTGCTCTTAAAGTTGATGAAAAAATCTTTAAAGACCAAGAAAAACAACTACGAGGTGTATACAATGGAACACCTTACGATATTAAATACAAGCCAACCCGTGATATTGCAGGTGATTACACCGTAGATATTCAATATGGCTTAATGGCAGGACTTGACCCTAACCGTGCATTGGTCTTTGGACTACAAGCACGAGGTGACAAGTTGATTTCTCGTGATTTCCTACGCCGTCAAATGCCTTTCTCCTTCAATGCAACTAATGAAGAACAAAAGGTTGAGACAGAAGAACTCCGTGATGCTATGAAACAAGCAATTGCTTCATACGCACAAGCAATACCAGCCCTTGCAAGCCAAGGACAAGACCCATCAGACATCCTACGCAAACTTTCGTATGTTATTACTGAACGCCAAAAGGGAACTTCTATTGAAGTTGCAATCCAAGAGGCGTTTCAACCGCAGAATCCCGCACCTGCTGCAGCCCCAGGCTCAGTAAGTCCCGAATCTATGGGCATGCCAAGTGAGAGCGCAGCAGGTGCTGGGCAACTTCCAATGGGTTTAAGTGAAACAGGGCGTATGCAAGGCATAGCCCCAGGACAAATCGCTCCAGGCGGTAGACCAGATGTTCAATCACTACTTGCATCTCTTGGTGCTCGTGGTGAACCTAATCTACAAGCAACAGTCGCAAGACGACTGCCTATCTAACGGGAGGAGGAAAACCATGGCGAATACAAGCACAGCGAAGTATCCAAACAACCAACCTGGTAAGGCATCAAAGCCTGCTAATCAGGGTAGCGCTGGAGACTCAAAGGGTGTTACACAGCAACCACGCAAGGATGGTATGCCAAAGGCTTCTAAGCCTGGCGCATCCGTCACAATGTTCACAGCACAACCATCAGGAACACACGGCTCAAAGTAAGCCTTGAACCTGAGTAAGTTTGAAAACTGCTCACTAATTTTAAATACTGACCTTAAATGGAAAGGAGATGCACATGGCGGTAGAAAACCGTGGCGGATTACGCCCAACTGCTTCACAGAATAACTATGCTGTTTCAGCAACTGGTGGTAGTGGAAATGCAGGCACCCAAGGCGCACAGGCTATGACAGGTGGCGAATATGGTGATAACCAAGCAATGATGGAATTACAAACATCAGCAGCAATGAACGCATCTCCTACTATGCCTTCATCTCCATCACAAGGTCGCTCACAAAAAGCACCAACAGGTCAACAGTTAACTCAATTAGATGCACCAACAGACCGCCCAGAAGAACCATTAACTACTGGTATTGATATGGGTGATGGCGCAGGTAGCGAAGTTATGTATTCAAATGAATCAACTTTAAACACAGAGGACCGTCAGCGCATGGTTCAAGCGTTGCCAACACTTGCTATTCTTGCTGAATCCCCATCCGCATCTAACGCCTTTCGCAATTATGTTCGTTACTTGCGGAGCGTTCTTTAATGGGGTTCCTAGACAATATTGGTAATTGGGCAGAGAAGTCAGTAAAAGACTTTGGTAATGACATTGGCTGGGCTACAGCAATGAACGACCTTGCCTCTGTTACTACTAATGACAAGAATTGGGCAGGCGATGCCTTCCAATTACTTGGAAATACATTTAAAGCAACTACTGCAGGTGCAACATACATACCTCGTAAAGTAGGCGGTGCTGTATTAGGTAAAGCAGTTCTTCCAGTCTTTCAAGCATCTTATGAGGCTGGTGGCGGTGCAGTTCGTGAGCCTTTATCAGCGGCTATTACTGGTCTTGCTACAGGTGACTTTCAAGAAGCGTTTAAACAACGCAAAGAAATTTCAATAGGACAAGCAATTGCCTACATGAATTCACGCTTTGACCCAACTGCTACTGAACTTCGTGGCGATTTCAATATCTTCGATGCTAATGACCGTGAAATCTTTGATACTAACTGGCGTTATCGCACCATATCAGGTGCCTATGATACCTTCTTTACTACAGTAACTGACCCACTTGGCAAGATAGGCAAGGCTGCAGGTCTTGCTCGTAAAGCCTTAGTTACACAACCAATGGGCGCTGTAGATGCTAATGCAGCACAATTAACTAAAGATTTATTTTTACCAAAGGCTATAAGAGGCGTAACAATTATTTCTCCTCAAACTTTGGCTGCAAAAATTAACGAAGGTCGTGAAATTCAAGGTGGTTTAAACAATACTCTTGAGTGGTTTGCTGCTAATAATTCAAGAACTATTCGTAATCACCCAATGATTGCTGCATCTAACGATGCAGATACAATGTCATATTTACTTGGTGAAGCAAAAACTGTAGATGATGTTGCAGATACATTACTTGCTGTTTCAAATAAAGATACAGAAGCAATGGTTCGTCTTGTTGATAAGCGTAAAGACTTAGCGTTTGTAATGGATAAACTAAAGCCAGTATCTCAAGTAGATAAGCAGATTGCTGACAATATTCCAACCAATGGTATTGTTGAAGATGCAAACATACTTGATGCAGCAGATGCTTTAGTTAAACTTGCTGACGAGGACCCATATATTCAGTATTTAACTAACCTAAGTTTAAAAGGTGCTGATTTAACTAAGCGCACTTTTGGTGCATCTATGGCTCAAAAGGGTGCAATTCGTGAGGCTGAGCGTAAGACAGCCCGTGCTTTGGGAGAGCAACCTTCCCCAACTGCATACCCAACTATTGGAATTTTTCAACCAACTAAGTATCACCCAATGGTTGCGGTAGTTAACTTTGCTGAACGATGGTCAGGCGAGCGCCCTGCTGGTTGGTTTAATAACAATGATTCAGATTCATTTAATGAAATCAAAGCATTTGGTGGCATGTTGCGTAGAATTGTTGGCGACTCAGCAAATGTAAGTATTGCCGAACACTATGATTTGTTTATTAAAGCAGGAGATATTCCTGAGGCTCGTGGTCTTGTAGCAGAATCTTTTGAAGATTTGGCTGTTTTACAAGTTAACAAAGCCCTAGGTATTTCAGATGAAACCGCTGCTATTATTTGGGGTGCCTATAAAGGTCGCCGTAAAGTTGCATTAGATTCACTTCGTGACCGTAAATATCTAATGACTAATGATGATGTTATTCTTAAAATTCCTTATGCTGAACGCCAAGGTATTAACGCTAAACCAATGGTTGACCTTGAAAACTACGCTCGTGTTCTTAAAGAGAACAAAGGTTTAATTCAGGCTATCGAAGGCAACCAAGGCATTGTTGACCCAGATGTTAACCGTTATGTCATGGGTTTACTTAACGATGTGTGGAAGGCTTCTGTTCTTCTACGCCTTGGTTATACAGTGCGTAACACTGCCGAAGCAACTGCATCTATTCTTGCAAAAGGATATGGACTTGTTGCTGCTGCTGATATAAACAAGGAAAGTATAAAGAACTGGTATGACAACCGCATTATTGGCATCGAAAGACTTACAGATAAGAACCTTGTTAAAAAGGGTGTGCGTGAAGATTCAGTAGCACTTCGTAATGAAATGACAAGAGTTCAATCAGAGCGTGCTCAAATTAACAGTCTTAATCAAGAAATTGATTCTCAGATGGAAGCCGTTGAACTTGCGTTTAAACGAGGTAAGTTAACAGAAGAACAGGCTATTGAGTTTCTTGAGATTTCCTCTTATCGTTCAGGTGAAATTTTGCACCATGGTTCGCCAACAGGTCTTACTGGTTTAAACCCTAACCGCCCATTGGCGATGACTTACTCTGATGATATAGCAAATCAATATGCCGAAGCAGGCATAAAAGTTATCTCAGCATCTTCTATTTACAAGCGTTTAACTGGTCGTGCATATGCTATGCCTAAGAACCTTCGTAATCGTGAGGGTGAACTTATTAGAGAAGGTGGCGTTCGTAAGCCATCAAAGGCTATGCAGACTATTGCCTCAGATATGCGTGATGGTTTCCGTAACAGTATTGCCAAAGGCAATAGAGTTGAATTACTCAGCATACCTGGTGGCACATGGCGTGCAGTTGACCCAGATACAATTTCTCAAAAAATGTTACTTGAAGGACAGTTCCGTATTGTTAAGCCAGGTAACCAGGGACAAGTTGTTACCTCTAGGGTATACGGCACACCTGTTGACCTACGCACATTTAGTGGTTCACGAGTTCGTTTAGGTTTAAACGACTACCCAGAACTTAAAGCACTTGGACTTGATATTCGCAAACCAGACTCATGGAAGGGTAAAGAAAAAGAACTTCTTGAGTGGATGCGTGATAACAATGTTGGTAAGTTAACACTTCCTGACACTAAGGCTAATGGTCGTGCAACAGTTCTTGTTGACCCTAAGATGGTTCAAACTGCTACCCAAAACCCAGCAGCAGACCTTGCTCGTAAGCGTGTTGAAACTATCCGTAACACTGAGGCACTTCGTAAAGATGAGTCTCGCATTATGGACATAATTCGTTCTACCATTGAGAACAAAGGTGGAACATTTGGACTTCAAACTGGAGCCGTGCCTGTTGCTGGTTATTCAGTAGCCGTTCGTGGTGCTACTTGGCAACTTCCACTTGATGATGCTATTGCTGATTCTGCTGCTGCTCGTGAATCCTTGATTCAGCACATTGAAGATAACCTAAATAAATTTGAAGGCGCTGACCACTTTGGAACATGGATTGCACCTAATGACAATGGCGTTCTAACCATTTGGGCTGAACCTGTTAATGTTATTAAAGACCGTGCTAAAGCAGTTAAGATTGGCACCTCTCGTAACCAGCAAGCAGTCGCTGACCTTGATAGAATTTCACAAGGCGATATGGACAATGCCTTTATTAACACAGGAGGAACAGGCGATGAAGGAGCAAGCGCAGGGTTTGCATTGGGTCAAGTCAGAAAAGCCAGTGCAGGAGATGTCACCAGCGGAGCGCAGAGCGTTCGCAGAGGATTTAGCAGACCAAGTTATAGCCAGAGCACTAGCGAACTCGCAGACCTCATCGCAGACGGCAAATACCCAGCCGATGGAATAATTAACCTTGTCCGTGAATTAGCGGATAGAGGTGCACTTACTAAGGCAAAGCACGAAAATCTTATGCAGCGACTTGATGCTCGTATTGTAGAAGAAGGTCGTTTAAACGCACCAAAGAAGCGTATTGGCACTGGAACATATACTCAAAAACTTTATGATGGAACTGTGATTGAACATCCAGATGCTGCAGCAGGTGAATTGGGAGATATTCTCATGCAGCGCACAGATAATGCTGATACTTACAAGTTAATGGCAGATGCTCCGTCTCAATTATTTACTGCTCGTTATGGTGGTATGGAAGAAATCCGTTTGTCACCTAACGACCCACGCTACTTTACTGGTTATGCCAACTATCTTAATAACCTATGGCGTTCACCAAACGAAAACAAGATTGACCCAATCATCCAAAAGTTTTTAGACAACCAAACTCCAGAACAAGTTATTAGATGGCTACGCACAACCCCAGAAGGCAAAGCGTATTCAACTAAAATGAGTATTGATGATAGGGCTTTCAAAGTTCCAAGCGAGCGCCTTAATGTAGGCACAGATGCAGAGGACTTTGTAGGAAACTTGTATTCTGCTTATGCCCGTATGCTTCCAGATGTTGAAATTCAAGAAGCATTTAGAAATAATCTTATTGATGAAATGTATCTTCGCACACACTTTGCAGACCAACCAGCAATGCCAGACATTATTGGTAGTGTAATTCCTCAAGCACCTGGAATCCAAGGCGCACCTGGAGCAGCACAGGCTTTTGTTCAAAAGGCTTTTTACTTCTTAGGTTCACTGCCTGAGACAACACTTGCTCGTCATCCGTTGGCTCGTGCTGTATATCGTGCGGAAATGAGACAGCGTGGAGACATTGCTCTTTCACTTAAGCGCTCACAACTTGGTGACCCTAAGGCTGAACTTACCCTTGATGAAATCAATGCTTTACGCAAAGATGCGGTAGAAGGTGCTCGTAGAGAAGTTAACAAGACTCTATTTACAATCATGCGTAAATCATACGCTGGTGAAAAGATGCGTTATCTTATGCCGTTCTTTAACGCTTGGGAAAATACCATGCGCCGTTGGACTACTCTTTCAAAAGAAAATCCAGCAGCAATTGCACGGGCTGGTCAAATTACTTCTACTCTTAGTAATCAAAATAACTATGTTGATAAAGATGGTAACCCATCAAAAGAATTTAGTTACGATAGCAAATTAGTTTTGCCTATGCCAGAAACTTTTATGAAAACAATGGAGGCAGTTCCTGGTGGTAAAGGTTTGGCTGCTGCTATTCGTAGTTCTGGAAGTCAAGTAAGTATTCCTATACGCTCACTTGATGTTATGTTTCAAGGTGAAGTGCACCCTGGCTTTGGTCCAGTAGTTGCCATCCCTGCTCAGTATTTAGAAATTTTGCGCCCTGACTTGGAAGGAATCCTTAAGCAGGTTATTCCATACGGCGCAGCAGAGTCTCCAATTAAAACATTGTTGCCACCTGCATTGCAAAAGGCTGCACAGTTATGGTCGGGAACTCGTGATGGTTCATGGTCAAGAACATTTAATACTGTCTACCGTTATGAACTAATTAAGTATCGCTTAGGCGACCGTGACACTGAACCTACATTTAAAGAAATAAATGACCTTACAAATAACATGTATAAGGTTAAGGCTTTATCTAACCTTGTGCTTCCATTTGCTGCACAATATGACTCACCATTGGGTTGGTATACACAGCAATACCGTAAATTACAACAAACTTACGGTTATCAAGCAGATGCTTTGTTCTTACAAATGTATCCAGAAATGGGTGAGGCTACAATTTCAGCATCACTTAATAACACTGGTGTTGATGCTACACAGGCTGCAGTTGCTAATCTTAAAAAGTATAACGGTTTAATTTCAAAAATTGGTAGCACTACACCTGAGATGATTGGCTTCCTAGTCAATGACCCAGATGGTAAATATGATTTTAGCCAAGCAGCCTACCAATGGCAGATGCGTAACTCTCCAGTTCCTGGCTCAACCACAAACTTCCGTGGTCAGCGTGACCCTTCACTTCTTAAGCAAGATGCTCAAAAGAAAATGGGTTGGATTGATTATCGCAAGGCTATGGACTTCCTTGACCAGCAACTATTTGCACAAGGCTACACCTCATATTCAGAGCGTGGTGCCGAAGAACTTAATCTTGCTAAGCAAGCGTATACACAACAGTTAGCAACTAACAATAAAGACTGGGCTGCTGACTTCTATAGCGTTGACAAAGGCAAATGGATTTACCGTATGCAAACCATTAACACGATTCTTCGTGACCCACAATGGATGCAAGATAACGGTAATAGACCAGTTGTTGGAGCCATCGCAACCTACTATGTAACTCGCACACAAATTGCAAGAGAACTTGCAAACCGTAAAGCAAGTGGTGCCAGTGGCACATTAACAGCAGCAGACAATGCAGACCTTGAGGGTTTGTGGAATCAAACAATTGCAACACTTAAGCAGGAGTCGTTAGAGTTCAGCAGTTTCTATAACCGCTTTCTTCAAAACGACCCAGTAACCTTGGGATAGGACTATGACTAATAAAGAAAAAGAAGCAATAGTTAAAGCAGCGTTTCCAAGCATTGATGACACATCCCTTCCTTTTGCTGTCTATCTTGTAGAAGATAATGATACTATTGCAACATACAAAAACCGTGTTAAAGAACAACCAAAGGTTTTGGCTGGCACAGTTTTTTCACCAAAAGATATTCTTAAGGTTGCGCCAGCAATTGCCAAGGGTGGTAAAACAGTTGCAGATTTAACAAAATCTATTTTTACTAAGAAAACTGCAGCCAAAGTTGCAGAAGAAACTGCAAAAGCAGGCAAGAAGAAAATCATAACTAAAAAAAGAGTTGCAGGTGTTGCTGGTTTATCAGCAGCAGTTGGCACATACAATATGATTGCATCGGGTAACACAGCCATAGACCCTACTGCTTCTGCTGCTGAAATAGCAGCACAAGATTCATTTGCTCAAGCCATTGCTAATGCTGATGCCCAAGGTGTGGATGTTACACAATTCCTAGATGGAACCACAGCCAAACAACTTGGTTTAGGTGCAAATAACATTGGTGATTTTATGGCAGCCAGAGGTTATGTAAACCCATTAAGTGGTTTAAACGGTATTGGTATTTTTACTGGAAAAGAAACTGAAACATTAGTTCCTCGTAAAAAATTTGGTGGAACTCTCTCTGTTAGTAAGCCAGAAATTGTTAGCCTTTCAGAGTGGAATAAAAGTTTTCCAGTAGATGCTACAGGCATTGGTGCTGCTAAACAAAAGTTTGTTGATGCTGGAGTTCTTGCACCAACTGCAGACCTAACTCAGGTTAAGGCTGCATGGGATAAATATGGTCAACTATCTTTAGACTATGCCCGTGCTGGTAACAAGGTTAGCCCATGGCAATTGCTAGATATTCAAAAAGGGTTAACAGGTAGCGGTAGCCAAACTTCTACTACTATTGATGTAAGCCCAATGGCAGAGGCTGATATTAGAACCACTGCAAAACGCCAACTTGCTCAATCACTTGGCTTGGCTAGTGTTGATGACAAAATGTATAAAGATATTCTTTCTATTGTTCGTAAGAAAGAAGCAAAGAATCCAACTAAGACAGTTCGCACAACTACTGGCAACACAACTAGAGTTAAAACAACTCCAGGTTATGGACCGTCAGATGTGCTTGCCGATGTTGAGGCTTATGCAAAGCAAGACCCACGATACGCAGAGTTCCAAACAGCAGATGTGTTTGGTAATGCTATTGTCAAAGCGTTAGGACTTAAATCGTAATGTTTGAATCAATTGGCGGTATCCTTTACAAGGACAAGAAACCATTTACTGGCGAATACGGTGGCAAAAAATATAAGTCTGGTCTTGTAGAAACAGAAGCGCCTCCTATGGCAACCTGGATTATTACTGCACTAACAACTATTCCTGAACTTAATGCCGTATATCAAAAAGTTCGTAACTCCGATGGCTCATTTAAATATGATGCTAACACTATTGCCACAATGATTAACGACACTGAGTGGTATCGTTTAAACGGACCAACAGTGGCTCAAAAACTTATTGACCGTATTAAAGGTGGCGAGAACGCATACCGTGAAGGTGTTAACGAGTTCCGTCAAATAGCATCTAAGACTGCCTCAGATTTAGGGCTAGATGCCTCTGACCCAACTGTATCTAGTTACATATCAGCCTTAGGTGAAAACGCATATCTTCATAACTGGACACCACAACAACTTGAAGGCGTTATTACAAGTAACCCTGAAATTGTTAAAAAGATTAAAGGTGGGCTTTATTCAGCACAAACTCAAGATGTTGCTGACTGGGCACAAACAATGGGTATGAACCTTACTGCTGGTGATAGAACAAATTACACACAGCGCCTTATGGGTCTTACAGACAAAAATGGTGTTCGTGTTCGTTCATCCGTTGATGACATCAAAGCAGAGATTCGCAAGAATACTGCTACTAAATATAGTGTCTTTGCAGACCAAATTAACGCAGGTGTAACTCTTTGGGATTTAACTTCTAACTACCGCCAAAAGGCTGCAGAGTTACTAGAGGTTGACCCTGATACTATTAAGTGGGATGACCCACTGTTTAAAGATGGAAAGATTTTTCAATCTGTTGACCCTAATGACCCAAGCAAAATTGTTGCTCGACCATTGTGGGAAGCAGACAAGATGATTAAAGCAGACCCAAGATGGCAGTTTACTAAAAACGCTGATGCAACTTATATGAATTATGGTAAAGCAATGTTAACTAAGTTTGGGATGGTGTCATAATGGCAGTGCCAGATAAAAAGAATCCCACTACTGCTGTTCGTGTAGAAAAGGGCGATACCCTTTCTCAGATTGCTAAAGATGCTGGATTAACTCTTAAGGAAATTAGAGCGCTTAATCCAGTTCTTATGAGCGACCCTAAGTATGACAAGGGCAATATGATTTGGTCTAATACCAAAATCAACATTGCTCCTCCTGCTAAAGTTGTTACACCACCTAAAGTTGAAACTCCTAAAGTTGAAACTCCAGTTACTCCAGAAACTCCTAAGGAAGAACCACCTAAAGAAGAACCTCCTAAAGATGATACAAAACCTAAAGACGACACACCACCTAAGCCCGATACAAGCGGTGCCAATACAGGTGCTGGTCCAGGAACACCTCCAGGTCAGGTAAACGGCGGAGGAGCCACTGGCGGTATGCCAGGAGGCGCTACAGGGTTCTCTGGTGGATTTACTCAGGCTGACATTGATAAGGCTTTTGCTGCAGGTTCTGCCACTGCAACAAAAACTGAGGCAGATAATAAATTTGCAGTCAAGGTTGCTGCTAAAGATAAGTTAATTGCTCTTTTTAAGGCTCAAGGTATTGATGATGAAGCCTTTGCTACATTTATTAGTAACAACATTATGAACGATGTATCTGAGGCACAGACTCTTATTGAACTTTATGACCAGCCAGCATACAAACTACGCTTTCCTGGTATGGCAAAACTTCGCACAAAGAACCGCACCATTACAGAGGCTGAATACATTGGGCTTGAAAATCAAATGGTTCAAACTCTAAAGTTCTTTGACCTACCTGCTGGCTTCTATGATGACCGTGCAACCTTAGGTAAGATAATTGAAAACGAAGTATCTCCAAAAGAAGTGCAAGACAGAGCGCAAATGGCTCAAGACTTAGCCCGTGCTGCTGACCCAAATATTCGCAACGCTCTTATGGATTTCTATAAAGTTGGCGAAGGTGCCATTACTGCTTACTTCCTTAATGCTGAAAAGGCATTGCCATTGCTACAGAAGTCTGCCAAGGCTGCTGAAATTGCAGGCATTGGTAAGACTTATGGCTTTGCTAACTTCGGCATGGCAGAGGCTGAGCAACTTGGAGTTCAGGATGCTTATGCTAAACTTAGTTCATCAGATTTAACTAAAGCCTTTGGTCAAGCATCTCAACTTGCTGCAACTCAATCACGACTTGCTTACCTTGACAAAGAAAAATACTCAGATAGAGAAGCATTAGAAGCCATATTAGAAAGCGACCAACAAGCAATCTTGGCATCTACAAAAAGAGCAAAGCGTGAACAAGCACGCTTTGGTGGTTCTAGTGGATTGAGCGCAGGCTCGCTTCGCACCAGTTCCAACATATAAAGAATCCCCAACCCTGACCGACTAGCCCAGGGGGGCGTAAAAGACTAGGAGCAATAGCCAGCATGGTTTCCCCGAATCATGGTGTGGATTGCGAATACAACAACTAACAAGGGAGATAGGTAGATGGCTACCAATTATGACGATGACGATTTCGATGAGGACTTTGAACCTCAGGATGTTGTCAAGCAATTACGCAGAGTAAATAAAACGCTAGAAAAGCGTTTGAAAGAACTCGAAGTAGAAGCAACAACTCTAAAGAATCAGACTCGTCAACGCACCGTAAAGGATGTGTTGACTGCAAAGGGTATTAACCCAAAGGTCGCAGCGTTCATACCTCAGGACTTAGATGCTTCGGAAGAAGCAGTTAATAACTGGCTTAATGAATATGGCGATGTATTTGGTGTTAACCAAAATGCTAATGAAGGCGAGAGCCAGGCATCAAAGGACCCAGCACTACAAGCGCAAAAAAGAATTAACGATGTTGTATCAACAGGCACTCCTCCAGGAGTGGATGAAGATTCAATGGCAAAGATTCTTAATGCTAAAAGTGCTGCAGAACTCAGTGCATTACTCGGTGTTTCAGTTCAATAACTCAAACTACCAATCACCAGGAGGTGAACCCACATGGCATACACAGATTCGTCAGCACTCGCTGGCTTAATCAAAACAGCGTATGACCGCTATGTA